TCATGCCACATTCTCCATTGAATGTTTAGAATGATTTCGTTTTACTAAACGCTGTAATTTAGTTCGACTCATACCGATTTTCAGTGCTGCCTGACTTTGATTACCTTTGCTGTAAACCAAGGCTTTTTGTACCAAGACATTTTCAATGTGATCCAGAATTTTTCTGGTTGCTGTTCCTGGCTCTGATACAGCAGAATCAATATCACTTTCCATGAGTATAATTCCTGACTGCCGAGCTACTTGCCAGGTCTTCCACATGATTTCAACTTCATGGTATCCGATATCACAATAAGCTTCTCTCTGAATACCGGTGATTGTGCCGTGGCCATTCCATGTAACGGCAACTACACCAAGTGAGCGAAGATGATGTAAAAATTCCTGTTTTTCAGCTTTGATATTCAGCACTGGATCTCTCCTCTACGCACTTGATATATTTTGGCTTTAACTTTGGCCATAAGCAGACATGATTCTTTATTTAAATCGTTGGCCAGTAATTTGAAACTTTGATTAAAGCGAGCCATTTCTGACTTGGACATCAACATTAAATTTTCGATTCGGCAATCTGTTCTGTCCATGTTCTTAAAAGCAACAATATGACCGTCGGGAACTGCGCCGTTTACTTGTTCCCAAACAACACGATGTTTGAGCTTAAAGACATTCGGTTCGGCTACCTTGATTAAGACATATCCGTCTTTAGAACAAATACGCTCATAGCCCACTGGTTTCTTATTCCAGGTAATTTGACCTTTCTGAAAGTTACCAGAGTTAGGTTTGCATATGCCCTTAGTACCGGTATTCCATGGCTTATGATCCTTAATAAAATGACCAGTCCGCCCAGTATTCCACTGTTTACGTTTACACAATGATTTGATCGCATCTACAGTAAAGTCGGTACCAAAAGTACGATTAACGTTAGCTGTAAGCTCTTTGCGCTCTAGTGAGCAGTTAGCCTTTATATAGTCCAACTGCTCTGGCGTATATTTAATTGCATGACCCTTTGCCATAAATCACCCAATCAATGTTTGCGGAACTTCAATCGGATCAGCATTTTTAATGCCTCGATATTCAGCAACCAATTTTGCAGCGCTAAGGCGCATATTGTTATTTTTGATCACTTGCTCGCTAATCTTCTCAATAGCTTCAGCTTTTTGAATTTCTGCTTCAAGTTCACCACCTTTGAGATCCGGATTGCTTAAGCGATCAAGTTGTGCAAATAACACAGTATTCAAATCAAATGGCGTATTGTTCATTCTGCTCTCCCAACAACTTTAATCATGGCTCTGTACTGGTCTTGCAATTGAAGTGCACGACTTTCAATCCAGCGGATTTTTAAACGATTAAACTCTGACTCACCACAATCGCGGTGTAGGTTTTTAAAGTTATCTAAACACTCCTCATACTGCTCAGATGCCCGTTTTAATGCTGCTTCGTGACTTAACTCTGTTGGTACCAGAACATAATCACTTTCGATTTTCTCAATCATATTGATATCCTTTGAGAATAAATTTGCGCATAAATGTGATTTATTTGACTTTATGCGCAAATAGTTGCTCATTTTCTCCAGCGAGCTTCTTTAAACTTAGCATCAAGAATTAATGACTCAATTTCTGAAGCATTCACATTTTGAAAGTAATGGTCCATCTTGGTACCAAAAACGATGAGGATCCTGCTACGTGTAGAGTAGTGAAATTTCATACTGCCTCCAGTGCAACGCGCAAATAAGGGTCAACGTCACTTTGTCTAAGGAACCAGGAAACGTAATCCGAAGGCAGTTTTTTAATAGGCTGGCCCTTGTATTTACCAACGGGCATTAGTTTCGGAATTTTTGCATCCTCAGAAGCCAGATATAAGCTTTCAAGATCTTGAATATCCAGTTCCCGGATAATACTTTTCAAAATAAAACCTGTGAGCATGACATCTGCTTTAGCGCTATGTGCTTCGCGTAGTTTTTTGCGAGCGATGTCGTTGCCTTCCATCAGCATATAAGTCAAAGCTGATATGTTGTGAGCTTCAGCAGCTGGCCAAACTGTGCGTGCAAGTGCTAACGTACAAATCGGTTTAACATTAGAGATATCCACGCCTGATCGCGTGATAGCATCAATGTCATACTTGATATTGTGACCGCATATATATTCAATCTGATCACTGAGCTGAAACGTTTTGCACGAAGGCATATTAACCAGATCACTTTCTAAAATGTGGTGCACGGCCATGGCAGCAAATGAAACAGGTTGGCCACATGAATATCGTTGCTCGAATGCCTGGTCAGCGTAAACACTTGCACTACCACCTTTAAGATCAAAAGGCACATAAGCAATTTCGATAGGCAGGCCATTTAAAGTATTTGTTTCTGTATCCAAAATAACGGCATTCATGGTTGCAATTCCTGTCTGGCCAGATCATCAATGTATCCTTTGAACTCTTCGAGATCAGCGACCGGTATCTTAGTCAATGCGTTAATCCCAAGATGATCACACACCCCTTTAACATCGAGCCCACGTTCAGCAATAAAAGCCTGTAGTTCATCTCGTTGCTGAGCAGTGATGTACAAATTTTTGTTCATCTGTTCATTTGAAGAAGAGCGTTGAGCTGTATTTGCACCTGTAGGTTGATTGCTGGTAGCTGAATTATTTTGTGGACTGACCGCGCCAATATGGTGACCATTTGCAGAATTAAGATACTGCTCAATCTCAGCATGCTTTTTCTGACAAGCTGAATTCAGCGCATTATAAAACTCTGGGAACTGACCTATAACGTTGTCAAAAAACTGAATAGCTTCAGGTAATGAAGTCGAAATAGGTAGATCTTCAATCTGCTTGATCGCACGATCACAATCAGCCTGAATCACTACGCGATTATTTTGAGGATTCCGATATTGCTGACGATTCGCCTTTTGCTGTTCTTTCTGAATGTTTTCATTTGTGATTGCATCTAGATCATTTTGAGAGTCATCAATCATCAACAGGTTGCAAAGCGCATATTTCTTTGCATAGCTCTGATAGACAGCATATTGCTGTGTTCGAGTGATCTTTTTGTTGTTACTTAGATCTCGATCAAAATCATAACTGGCCACACCTGGTAACTCGCAGCGCATGTATGTTTGATCTTTAAAAACGATATATGCATAAATTTCAAAACCACTTTCCACGTCAAATTTACGCATAATCACTGAGCATTTATGCTTTAGTAATACGGGTTTTAAAGCTTCTTGGATGTCTTCAGCAGAGCGATATTTATAACCACCACCAAAGTCATTGGTATGAACTTTTGGTGCCTTAAGTTCGTTTATAACTTTAATAAAAGTCGGGTGGTGAAATACCTGTTCAATGCCAGGTAAATCAAGATGGCTTTGAGTATTCGATATACTCAATACACTGGAATCAATAGCAGCATTCATGATGATTTACCTCAACTTATGCGTTGGAACGAGCATTGTTATAGGCAATGCGTTGATTTTTGCTGTAAGGGGTTCGCTTGAAGCAGTCTTTGGAAAAGATTTGCCCACGTTCCTTGTTCCGCTGTTTAGTAACTTCTTCCTTAAGATTACGTAGGATCCAAGGCTTGTCTTTCAAAAGTCTTTCGCTAGCTGGAACTGAACCATTTTCAGATTCGATACGGATGTCAGTGAATGCCCAGTTTGTTGAAAAAGTCTGTGGACCAAGGCGAACGTGATAACGGCCCTGGTCGTCGCGTGTAATGAATTCACGAAAAGGGGTTGTATAGCGCTTTTGCATCACACACCCCCTAGATGATTTTTCTCAATATGGGTTTCAATGAGAGTGTTGATGTTTCGATGATCTTCTCTGACAGTGAAGTCGTTGTATTCGTGGCCAGACAGTGAAGTAATACGATCAATCGCAAGGTTGGTGATTTCAACCACTTCGCGTGATGAACCTGGCACACCCAAATCATCCTTATGAGTTGCAAAGTCGAAACTTGTATAAACGAAGAAGCCGTCTAATTTGATGACTGCTTTGCCCGAGTGCTTACTATCAAGTGTGATTGCAGCGATGTTGTATTCGCTTGGCTGAGTGATGGGGAACGTAGCGCGAGGCTCTTCTTTTTCAGTGACTAATGCATACGCACCTGATAAGCCGAACAATAGGGCAGAACCCAAAGCAACATGCTTTAAACGAAGCTGTATGCTCGGTCTGTTGTGATTTATTGTGTTTTGTTCCATAATGAACTCCATCGTATGAAAAGCCCTGATCGCCGTGGAAAGTTGTCAGGGCTTTTTGTTGTCTTGATGGAATCATAGTAAACACAGCGTTTACTTTAGTCAAGAGTAATAGTACACAAATGTTTATTATTTTGTTTTCTTGATATTAAACATATACATAAAAAAAGGCCACTTTTAGTGACCTTAGAAAACATAGTGTTTATTTTTATGGTAGGGGATTTTGAACATTGAAAGCATAAGCCACAACACAAAAATCCTGCTCCATTATGTCTTCAGCAGTTAAAACTTCCTCTGGATATTCTTCCTTATTGGCACTAACAATTCTCACACCACCTTTCGGCATTCTGTATAAATATTTGAATTTAAATAGCCCACCGTGATTAATAGCGTAAATCTTTCCATCAATTATGTTGGTTCGACCTACATCTACATAGACGGTTGCTCCGTTATTAATTACAGGTGTCATTGAATCGCCAAATGCTGTTAATGCATAAGCATTTGATGGATCAACACTATACTGTCTCAAAGTCGCTTTGCTTAATCTAAGCTTTCTTGTCTCATTACTAATTATCTCAGCTATAGATCCTGAGCCACACGAAACTAAAAACTCTTTGTAGTATGGAATTTCAACTTCATCATCATCCACAGGTGTGCTTGAATCCCATTCCAGAACTTTTGTGACCTCAGTTTCATCCTTATCTGAGCCACCTTTTAGTATCCAGTTAGCCGATACGCCAAAAATTGCAGCAGCTTTTAATGCACCAGCTTTAGAAACACCACGTTTTTTCCAATTTGTAATTGTTTGCGGTGATTCGTCAATGAGTTTCGCCGTCTCTTCTTGTGTGACCCCGCTTGCTTCTAAAAGTCTTTCTACAGAAGGATGTGTTTTTGATTCAGGTTTCATTTCCAAATCCAGTTCATTCATTTTTGTATTATCCAAGAAAGTAAACATTTTGTGTTAAACAAATGATTTGACAGTAGTAAACACAGCGTTTACCATGTGTTAAACAAATGTTTACTGAGGCGATCATGTCTATCGAAGCTGATAAAGAAATTCTTTTAAAGCTTGGTGGCTCAACAAAAGTAGCTGAGCTGCTTGGTTATAGAGATAAGCAACGAGTTCAAAATTGGATGAAAAGAGGCATACCGGCAAAGGTAAAACTTGAATATCCGCATCTTTTTTTGAATCCAAATATTCAAAGCAACAACACTGCAGCATAAGGACAACCATATGAGTCTCGAAAAAAAATCCACGCATGTGCGTTTGTCTCCTGAAAACCATGAACGTGCAAAGGTTCTCGCTGAAATTAAGGGTAAAGACCTTGCTCAATATCTTGCTTACTTACTTGAAAAGGAAATAGCAGGTGAGTGGCATGTTCTTAATTTACAAGCAAAATCATTTGAGCGCTTGGGATTAGGAGCTTTGATGCGGGATCTATCTACCGAAGTGATTTTTGATGCGGGATCAGAAGGGAATTACAGGAATTCAGACAAAGAAAAAGCCTGATTTAGTGGATCAGGCTTTAGACGTTCAAAACAGTTAGGAAATGAACATGAGCAATATATCAAAACACTACGCAACGAACAAGACACTTCCAGAACATAAACGCAATCAAGTAATCCAATCCTGGTATGAGCCTGCATTACGCACGTTATCAAAAATACTCGCCGTGAAAGAAGCAAATCTCAGAAAAATTAATCGTGATATCAAAAATGCTGCGGTTAGTCGCGATGAGTTTACCGATGCTTTGCTCACTGATCACAGGACATTACGCCACGATCATGCGAGCGAGATTATCACCAGTTTGTATCGTGCAGGAAAAATTCGTTTTTTAGGTCGCTTCATTCAAATGAATGAGCAAGGCGGTGAAGTATGAGCACTCAAGGAAAACGCAAACCCCTTACACATGGAACATTGAGTGGCTATCAGCACTACAAGTGTCGTTGTAATAAATGCCGAGCAGTAAAACTTGCTTATGAAAAAAAGTTAAAAGAGCAAAAGGGCCTAAAGAAACCAGAACTTGTTGGCCCTAAGCCGATTGCCCATGGAACTTCAAATTCGTATCAATATTACGGTTGCCGCTGCGAGATTTGCAGTGCATTCATGCGTGGATATCGCTTGGGATCGAAATGTGAGTCTGCTCTACAAGTGAAACCTGAAGGTGAACTTACTCCAGTAATTCAGATTAAATTTGAGGAATATGAGCGTCAACGCACATGTGGTACTGCTGAGGCTTACTCATTTGGATGCACCTGTGAACTTTGCCTGACTGAAGGGCGGAGCCAATATCTAAAAATGGTGGTTGTATGACAAATATGAATCGTCCTTTGATTCGATACCACGAGGGTAAATTTCGCCTGGCACCATGGGTTATCAGTCATTTTCCTAAACACACTTGCAATACAGAGTCATTTGGTGGAACAGATATCCGTACAGAGTGTCTAAGGGTTTCTCCAAAAGCACAGTGTCAAGATTTATTTGGAGTAGGCTTATGAGCTTAGATGCTACGAACTGGGCATGGCGAGTTAAATTCCCAGAAAAGGCAGGTAGTGCTTTGCCTGCTTTAAAACTTGTCGTTTTACTATCCATGGCAGATCGTGCCAGTGAAGATCATACCTGTTTTCCAAGCATTAACAGACTAGCTTCTGATTGTCGTATGAATCGGAAAAGTGTCATCAAGATTATTGCAGAACTTATCGAAGATGGTCTAATTTCAGATACGGGTGAACGTAAAGGACGTACAAAACAAGTTATCGTTTATCGCCTAAATGGGGTGAATGGCCGTGAGGAAACAGTCCCAACAACGGAACCGTTAGATGACGAAAATTTAGACGGAAACAGTCCCAAAGATGGAACAGTACCAACAGTGGAACAGTTCCAACAATTCCCGCAAACAGTCCCAACAATTCCACTAAACAGTCCCAACGTTGGGACACGGAATCTTTTAATTAATCTTTCAGCAGAATCTAAAAATAATAAAAACTGGTTGAGTTTAAAAATTTTGAAAGAAGAGCTGTGTTTGGCAACTGATCAAGAAACATTTGAGCTAATCAAGAACGCAACATGGTTTGAACGAGAAAAAAGAGCATTTGAACTTTTCAACGCCGATAAAAATCTTTGTGTTGAACTGCAGCATTATCACTTTGCCGACTGGTTGATCAAGGCTGTTCACAAATACCAGTCCCGACAGCAAGTATTCTCAAGTAAGCAGGAAACTGGTCAATCTTCAAATTCCCAAACTCTGAGTGACAAACAGATTACGGCTTTCTCCCAAAAACTGGCTCACCATCCCGAGTTCGCTGGGTTTTTTGCTTACGCCGGCGAAAGCTACGAGCAACTGGCAGCTCGAATTGCCATAAAACTCTCAGATCCGGCACAGGCCAAACAGTGGGAGCGGTATCTCAAGCAGGTTGGGTTTAAGGGCTCGTTACAGGGGGCGGCATGACATCCATGAGCGTTGCTGAATACCGTCAATTATTTCCAGTGAAAAGAACAAAACGCCGTTCAGCAAAGCAAGGTACCAGACAGCCAAGTGAAGGCGAGAATGTACTGGCAACACACCTGAGAGCATGCAGGATCAGCTTTGAACAGGAATATAAATTCCATGCAAAACGAAAGTGGCGGGCTGATTTTCTTATAACGGGCACAAAAATTTTAGTTGAGGTTGAGGGTGGGATTTGGAGTGGTGGACGGCATACAAGAGGTAAAGGCTTCTTAGCAGATATGGAGAAGTACAACGCAGCGGCGGTGATGGGTTTTAAAGTTTTACGGTTCGATACACAACAAGTGAAAAGCGGTTTGGCGATTAAGCAGATTGAAAATTTGGTGAGAGGTGGCTTGTGATGAATGCAGCAGTGACAATAATGCAAACAACGGATTGGTCAAAATTTAGTTTTGAGGGGTGGTGTCGCCAGCTTGGGGCTTGGATCAATGGCGATAATGAAACGATGGTAATGGTTGTTAAGACTATGCCGACAAAACGTATTACACAGAAGCAGCGTGAAAGACTGCTTGCAATGTATATGACAGATGAGCAGTTAAAAGATCGTTTATGTGTACAGCGCAAGGGTACATGCTGTGAGTTGAATGATAACGAAGCGCGGGCAATTCAACGCCTAATTATGGATATTCAGCTTGTTGAGGATGAAATTTTACAAGATTGGGTATCATCGATTTGGTCACATCATGTGATGGGCAACTCATTACGTGATATCGCAAAAAGTAGCGATACGTCAGTCAACCAGATCAGACAAGATTTAAAGTGTGGATTGGCATACATCAAAAGCCGTCATTCTTATTTCACCTTTGAAACTTTTGAAAAAACTGCTTGAGTGTGCGCACGGGGTATGGTATATTTTTGATAAGTTGGCAAATTTTTATTTAATTTTCACTTTGAAAAGCTCGCATATGCGGGCTTTGTTGTTATTTAGTGGCTTATTTTTTTATATTGGTCTAAATAACATTTAAAGATTGTCTCCTGTGCTATAAGTTGATTCCGTTATCTATTTTAAATAATCAAATGAGACTGAATGGATGATGAAGATGGTTATGAGTGGTTTGAGCTAATATTTGCCGTAGCGCTGGAGCAATTTAAACCGTCTGAGGACGAAATTGATAACAAACTTAGATTTTTTGCATTGGTTTTAAAGTTGTTTGTAGAGATGCGCCAAGAACAGGCAATTATTGAAGTCAAAACTGTTGTTATTAAGTTTAAGTTCAGATCCAAGACCTATGTTTTTTGGGTTTTTGAAATACCTAACTTTGAAGATCGGAATTTATACTTGAAATATTTGAAGAGTCAGTTAGCAAGTTATTGATAGATCAAAAAAGCTCATCTAAACGATGAGTTTTTTTTGTTTTGACCGCACTTTCAATAGTACATGCAAGTAATCAATCTAAAAGATTTGGATTCTAAATTCTTTGTATTACGGTGCTCTAAAAGCGGAATTTGAAGAGTTACAATTATACAGTTAAGCTATTCAACAAATAGCTCATTTGAAAAACTTGACAAAGCCATAAAAAATTCAAGCTTAAAGCTATAAAAATTTTTTCATAAAAATCTAATAAGGTATGAAAAATAAGCATGAAATAAGTTTTAATTATAGAGAAAAATATCGATCTTTCGAGTTGAAATCATATTTAAATCATAGTTATAAATATTTTATTGAATATTGTGTGTGGCGAAAAAAATGTCAAATCTTTTCGAAAAGCCCGAATCGCCTATTTATGTTGTAAGATGAACTATTGATCTTAATTAATAGGTGACGACATGAATAATTTTTCTCGTGAAGATCTTGAAAAATTTTTAGAAATATTAGCTCAAGAGTGTGCTGAAAAGGAACTTGAGGTGGAATGGCTAAGAACCATCACCATTAAAATCTTTAAAGACAATGAACAGATTAGAAATCAGTTAAAGGCGCTTAAAAGTATAAATGAGAGACTCATTCGTATCATACAGCAAGAAGTCAATCCAGATTTTATGTTACGAAAAATATCGTAAAATATAGGTAATGGATTAGCTTTAACCTGCTGATTAAATATGGATTATCTATCTAAAATTATTTATCTATGATAATTATTACAATATAGGTCGATAATTAATCTTTTTTTGTGTTAATAATGGTTTTTTAATCTAATTAGAGATCTACTATGAAAACTTTAAAAATAGTTGGATTGGTATTTTTTGAAAGAAGTTTTTATAAACTAATAAAAAGAAAAAGAAATTATAGTTTTTATTATAGTTAAAGCTGTAAATCAAATGGATAAGGCATCATTAATGCAATTTAAATTAAGTTAATAAGTTTTTAAAATGATCAGACTCTTATGAAATATTATTTATCTAAGCAAGCTGATATTCTAATCGAAGTAGAGCAAATATATAACTATGTGGATGAGATGGCCAGCTTTTACAGATTGACTACTCATCAAGAGTTGATGCTATTTTTTGAATCAATTAAAGATATCGATTCAAGAAATATTGTAATCGAAAGGTATAGTATTTATATTTTTGTTTTTAATGGTTTTTTGATTGAAGTAAATCTTTTTGGTGCACCAAAGTTTAAGCAGAAAAAAGAATTTGTATTATGGATGACTACAATACTGAGGAAGTATTACAAAACTAGATGATTAATTGAAGAAAAATTAAGAGAGCCTATAAAATGCTCTCTTAATAAATACTTCATTTAGCTATATTGGTATCCTCTTTGTTTTTCTTGGTTTTTCGTTTATGGTCATCAACTGGCCAAATTCTACTGTCCCACTTAGTGCGATTTAACTCTTGTTCAGTTAAAGGTTTTTGTGGGGTTTGCTTGTTAGGGATATTTAGCATTTTTAGTTACTCGGTTTTTGGTTGTATTTAAACTATACGCTCTTATTATTTGTATTACTGTTTTTATTTTTTTATTTTTAAATAATAATTTAGATTAATTTTTGGATTTTTTATTTTTTAATATTATGAGTATAGGTAGATCAAGTAGGATGCGACTTAATAATGAAGAAATGTATCGTAATAAAATAAACCATAAAACTTACAAACGTAAATCGAGATATAGACCTTTACCGAAAGCAAAACAAACTTATTTAGAAGCCGAAGAAGACTTTGAAAAAGCCTTGAACATACTGGGTATCAAATACGAGAAGAAATTTCAGTTCATATCCACTAAGCATTCGCGTTTTGATTTTCATTTGATTGAACACAAGATTCTAGTCGAGATATCTGGCGGGCCATGGTCAGGGGGACGCGGTGGCAAGCTTGCAACGAAAGCTTGGAGCATGGAGCGTTACGATTACGCTTATGAATTGGGTTATACAGTTGTTCGTATAGAATCGGCCAATAAATACAAGATTGATGATTCCGGGCCATTACAGATCGAATCAAACTTCGCCGTTTCATGGCTTAAAAGATTAAGAGGTCAAACATTCAATGGACCAATACAGACCATTTCCCCAGACTGACTTTATCGATCAAGCGGAAGAAGAGGAAGCGATTCGCATCATTGCGGCGCCAGAATTAAAAGAATGGGTAATAACGAATTTCTTAACGCTGGGCAGTGAGCTGCATAATCCTGATCATGATCATATAGCCGAGCTACTTCACGATGACGAGACTTTTCTTGCATTCGCTTGGGCATCATCTGCATTTACACGGGCAAAGCGTATGGTGTTAGGTCAGTGTGAAAAGGTGATGTTTAATCAAGGTGGGTGGAAAAAGGCTCGACAAGAACAACAGATGCGTGACTGGTTTGGCTTTGTACCTGTTTATCTCATTACAATTGATGCTGGCTTTTGCGAGCAAGCGAGTGATCGTGAGTTTTGTGCTCTCATTGAACATGAGCTTTATCATATTGGCGTTGAGCGTGATGGAGACGGAGAGATTGTCTATAGCGATCACACTGGTCTGCCGAAGCATTACTTGGCTGGTCACGATGTTGAGGAGTTCGTGGGCGTAGTTAAACGCTGGGGCCCGAGTGATGACATTAAACGTCTGGTGGAAGTCGCGAAGCAGGCGCCGTTTGTATCAGAAAAGAATATAGCTGCGTGCTGTGGGACGTGTTTAATCAAATAGGTTTGTTTCAAATTTTTTTGCCCACTTACCTTGATGTACCTTGATGGATGGTGAGCTATGGCAAGATTAAAAAAAACCGAGAAAACCTTTATCGTGCGGTGTCTTGCGCAATTTATGACACCTACCGAAGTCGTAAAGGACATCAAGGAAAAATTCAATATTGATGTGACGCCCCAACAGGTTGAGACATATGATCCAACGAAAGTGGCTGGCGCTGATCTCTCTCAAGAATTTATCGATTTATTCAACAATGCCCGCAAGGAATACTTAAAGCAGCCAATGCACAACATCATTGGTGCAAACGACCTGATTCAGTTGCAGATATTGAGTGATTTGCTCATAAGCAAAAAGGGTAACGTGGTGCTTGCGATCAAAATTATTGATCAGATCCAAAAGATTGTGAAAGGCCATTATGAGAGAAAAATCGAGATCACCGGTAAAGATGGTGGGCCAATAAAAACTGAGAATGAGCACAAAGCACCGCCGTTACTCACACCAGAGGAAATCTCGAAACTAACCCCGCAAGAACTTTCACGTTTAGCGATTCATGGAAAGTTATGACATATGCACTGGAAGAACTCACGCCATTAATCAAAGAATGGACGATCAATACACGGCTTCCCGAAGTCTTTGCAGAAATGACGCGACGCTACTATTACAAAGCAGTTATAGAGCAAAATGAACTCAGCATTCAAGCTGAAATGTACAAATGTAAAACCGATCCGGCTCACTGGTTTAATCATTGGATATGGACATATGATCCGCGTGGCATGCCATTCGGTTTGCCCGCTAATTTGCCGTTTGTACTACGTCCGAAACAAGTTGAGCTGATCGACTGGCTACTTGAGCGCGAAAACACTCAGACACATGGTTTGATTGAAAAGTCGCGTGATGAGGGCATGAGTTACGTTGTGCTTGGATTTTACTTACATCGCTGGTTATTCGTTGACGGCTTCGCTGGTGGAGTGGGAAGCCGTAAAGAAGAATTGGTTGATAAGAAAGGCGATCCAAAAACGTTACTTCACAAATTCCGCGATATGTTCAGCAAGATGCCTGACTGGATGAAGCCTAAGGGCTTTGTGGAGAAAGTGCATGATAACTACATGCGGATAATTAACCCGGACAATGGTGCAACGATTACCGGCGAGGCTGGCGATAACATTGGCCGTGGTGGACGTACGACAATGTACTTTTTGGATGAATGGGCATTCGTAGAACGTCAGGAAGCGGTAGACGCTGCAATCTCACAAAACACGAACGTGCATATCAAAGGATCGACGCCGAACGGTATCGGAGATCGTTTTCACCAGGATAGATTTAGCGGACGTTACGCCGTCTTTACTATGCCGTGGCGTGCTAATCCAGATAAAAACTGGTCAGTGCAATACAACGGTAAGACGATTCACCCATGGTACGAGAAACAACTGGCTACACTGGATGATGTGGTATTGGCTCAAGAAGTTGATATCAACTATGCCGCATCGGTCGAGGGTGTATTGATTCCTTCGGTGTGGGTTCAAGCTGCTATCGATGCTCATATCAAACTCAACATTGAGGCCACTGGCGACCGCATAGGCGGTCTGGACGTTGCAGATGAGGGCAAAGATAAAAACTCACTTGCATGGCGTCATGGCATCGTTCTTAAGCGTCTTGAAACGTGGTCGGGCAAAGGTGATGACATCTTCGGTACTACTCAAAAAGCTATGGATATCTCAATAGACGATTCAATCGATACGCTGTTTTATGATGCGGATGGTTTAGGTGCGGGAGTACGTGGCGATTCGAGAGTAATCAACGATCAGCAACGTGAGAAGGGATTGCCCGAGGTGGATGTACAGCCTTTCCGTGGTTCTGGCGCCGTACATGAACCTGAAAGTGAAATGGTCGAGAGTCGTTTAAACAAAGACTTTTTCGCAAATCTCAAGGCTCAATCGTGGTGGTCTCTGCGCCTAAGGTTCCAAGAGACATATCGAGCAATCAATGGCCGTGAGTATGATCCAGATATGCTCATTTCTTTATCCACTGAGGATTTAGATCCAAAGGAACTGGCATTACTCACTACAGAGCTATCACAGCCGACTTACAAGAAAAATGGTACCGGTAAGATTCTGGTGGATAAGCAGCCTGACGGCACAGCATCACCGAACCGAGCCGATAGCGTCATGATCTGTTATAACCCGCAAGTTTCAGAGCTGAGTATCTGGGGCAAGCTTTAATTCGAGAAAAATATGGGATTACTTAAATTTACTGCGGACAGTTTCCAAAACTTCGCGGCTCGGGTTGGCTTGGGTGCAGGAAGTCAACACGATCAATCAACTTACAGCCCAAATTACTTGAGCCGGAACCGTGTTCGACTTGAATCGATGTATCGTTCAAGTTGGGTAGTTGGTCAAGCGGTAGATGTCGTGGCTGATGATATGACGCGCGAAGGTATCAACATGCGTGGTCTTGATGCACCAGAAGATGGTGAAGAGATTCAGCAAGAACTTGACCGGCTTCAAGTGTGGGGAAAACTCAATAAAACAATCAAGTGGTCGCGTCTTTATGGCGGGGCTATTGCTGTGATGCTGATCGATGGCCAAAACGTATCTACGCCGTTGAATATTAAAACCATCGGCAAATATCAGTTCAAAGGCTTGCTTGTGTTGGATCGCTGGATGGTGACACCAACACTTAATGATCTTGTTACCGATTATGGCCCTGATTACGGTATGCCGCGTTTCTATGATGTGATTACTGACTCGGTAGGGTTATGTAATCAACGTGTTCATTACTCGCGTGTCGTGCGTATGGATGGGGTTGAATTACCTTACTGGCAGGCCATTGCAGAAAACTTGTGGGGCCAGTCAGTCATTGAGCGTCTTGAAGATCGGTTAACGATTTTTGATAGTGCAACTTTGGGCGCTGGCCAACTGGTCTATAAGGCTCACTTGCGGACATACAAGGTGCAAGGGTTACGCTCAATCATTGCTAAAGGTGGAATCTTTTTTGATGCTCTAGTAAAACAGATCGAGCAGATTCGAATGTGGCAGTCTAACGAAGGCATGACACTGATGGATGCAGAGGACACATTTGAGACGCATCAATATAGCTTTTCTGGTTTAGATGATTTGCTTATTCAGTTCGGGCAACAGATATCGGGAGCCTTGGGCATCCCGCTTGTGCGCTTGTTTGGTCAATCCCCTGCGGGTATGAATGCAACCGGTGAGTCTGATTTGTCGAACTACTACGACAATATCAATCAGCAACAAGAAGGCCGTTTGCGTACGCCGTTGCAAACCTTGATTGAAGTTGTCTCATTGTCAAAGCTTGGTAAAGGTTTGCCTGAATCATTTAAATTTGACTTCGCTTCACTCTGGCAGATTGATGAAAAGGTTAAAGCCGAGGTGGCAAATACAGTAACTCAAGCAATTATAAGTGCTGAAGAGAGCGGACTCATTAGCAAAAAAACAGCTTTGAAAGAGTTGCGCCAATCTTCAGAAGTTACAGGCATCTATTCTCATATTACCGATGAAGAAATTGAAAATGCGGACGATGATCCACCAGCACCGCGGAGCGAGTTAGAAGATGAAGAACCAAATCAACCGACTGACACCGCACCGGGCGCGGAAAATGGAGATAAGGTACAGTCAGCAGCTTAGAAAGATTGCTGGCTATATCGATACCATCGTTAAAGGCTTTGATGTTAATAATCCTCAAACCTATCCTTTGATCGTGGCTGCCTTGAATGAGTACAGCAACACGCTAGAGCATTGGGCCAAGAATGCAGCCGGTCGTATCATCACTGACGTTTCATTGCGTGATGAGAAAACATGGCTCATTTACGCGCAAGACTTATCACGTGGTGTGAAAGATCAGATTCGTAATACTGATGTCGGTGCGGTATATCAGCAGCTTTTAAACGAGCAAGTACGATTGATTAAGTCATTACCCTTGGATGCTGCACAGCGGATTCAGGATCTATCGACGCGGGCACTCATCGAGGGCAGCCGAGCAAGTGAAATCTCAAGCATGATCATGGCAAGTGGTCATGTTGCAAAGTCCAGAGCAAATACAATTGCGCGTACTGAGATTAGCCGAGCACAGAGCATATTTACTCAGGCCAGAGCTGAGAACTTAGGCTCTGAGGGTTATATCTGGCGTACCAGTGAAGATGAGGATGTGCGTAAGCGACACAATGAATTAAATGGTAAATTTATCTACTGGGATGAACCTCCAATCGTGGACGTTAAGTCTGGTCGCCGTGCGCATGCGGGGTGTGATATCAACTGTAGATGTTATCCCGAACCTGTTATTCCTGATGATTATTGACCACCGCAAGGTGGTTTTTTTACGCCTAAACATAGGTGATGTATGGCAAAGAAAAAAACCAAAGATCAAAAAACTGTTGATCGATCAAATATTTTCACCACTGGACTGATTGGCAGTACACGGGAAACCACACCTGAGGGTTATTTGCTTTGTCGTGATGTGCCAGTCGCACGAATCGGCACGCTGATGTATGGCGAAGGTGAAGTGCCTGTATCTGCTGACAGTACCGGATTAATTCTGATTCAGCGCGGTGAAGATGTCTTATTCGATCCTAAAACGATTGCTTCATTTGAGGGTAAGCCTGTTACGGATGATCATCCAGATGACTGGGTAACGCCAGACAATTGGAAAGAGTTTTCAAAAGGATTCGGTAAAGATGTGCGCCGTGGTGATGGCCATCTTTCTGATTTCTTGGTCGCAGATCTGCTAATCACAGATAAAAAAACCATTCAGGCGGTTATGGATGGAAAAGTAGAAATCTCGCTTGGTTACGATGCTGATTACATTGAGATCAGCAAGGGCAAGGGGATGCAAAGCAACATCATGGGCAATCATTTTGCCTTAGTTGAAAAAGGGCGTTGCGGTTCCCGCTGCTCAATAGGAGATAGTTTTATGTCTACCAAGACAAAAAAGAAAAAAGTCAGTATTGGCGATCGTATTCGTAATTTGGTTAAAACCAAAGATGCGGATGAAGCTGAAAAAATTGCAAAGGCAGTTGAGGATGAGGCGCCGGATATTCAAACCGAGGATGAAGATCCTGAGGATGAATCTGGCACCCAAACTGGTGATGCTGTGAATCTTCAAATCCTTAAAATGCTCAAAACAATGGATTCACGTTTGGTGGCCTTGGAGAAGAAAAAAACCAAGGATTCTGATGATCCTGAAAAGAAAACTGAGGATGATGATCCGGATGATGAGCCAACAAAGGACAATGGAGATCTAACAACTCCAAACCCAGCAGAAAAACTGGATGAATCAGGCACTCAAACTTATACCGGTGATTCGCTCAAAGAAGTGATGTCACGTGCGGAAATCCTTTCACCTGGTTATCGCTTGCCAACATTCGATAGCGTGAACAATGGTAAAGCCGTATTGAATGCCAAGCGCTCAGTATTAAAACAGGCTCATGCGACCGAAGACGGTCAAAAAGCCATTTCGCCGTTTGTGGGTGCCAATCCTGACTTTGACAAGTTGCCTGCGCATACGATTGATGCTGCATTCGCTGGCGCTTCTGAACTCATCAAGCAGCAGAACAATATGAAAGGCGTTCGCTCAGGTATCTCTACCAAAGATTTTGGTAAGGCACCTATGACACCTGCTGAAATTAACGCACGCAACCGTTCCCACTATGGCAACTAAGGATAAAACATAATGAGCAATGTATTTTTATATCGCATGCCTTCTGGCATTCCGGGCGATGTTTCTCGAAAATCTCAATCAACGATTGAATCGCATCATGTAGGTGGTCAATTCGCTGCGTTTGGCCTATTTGGCAAGTTATCGGCCACGACTGGTGATTTTGTTCCGTTAGAGTCTACTGACACCGCTGCCGCCGTTTATGGCCTTTTGGTTCGCGCTTATCCAACTCAATCAGCACAAAATGAACTAGGTAAAGCGGTACCGACTGCATCGGGTATTCAAGATGCCTTAGTCCGCGGTTATATGACAGTGAAGTGTAATGCGGGTACTGCGAAAAAAGCAGGTAAGGTTTACGTTCGTGTTGCTGCGGGTACCACTGCAAAACCTATCGGTGGTATTGAAGCGGTAGCAGACTCCACAAACACAATTGAAATCACCAAAGCCATGTTTATGCACGATGCAGATGCACAGGGCAATGTTGAAATCGCATTCAATATCTAAAAAATCAATTTAAGGCACGGCTCGCATTTAGCGAGTTTTTTTGTGCTTGGAGAAAATGAAACATGGGTAAATTACTCTTAGCTCATACCATGGCGGCTGCTGTGGCGATGGGTACTGCTAAGCCTGTCCGTGCTCGTACTCGCGACCAATGGCAGACGTTTGATGCACAGACGATTGATAGTACCGGTGCATTTCTTGTTGGTGAGCTTGAGCGCTTAGATCCAACCATTCATGAGCCATTGGCTGATGTAACTTGGGGGCGTGATATGGATTTGCGCTCAGATGTCTCAATTGCAGATGAAGTATCGAGCTTTAGCAATGCAACCTTTGCTGCTGCAGGCGGTGCATCACCTAAAGGCAAATCGTGGGTAGGTAAGAATGCTGATGCGATTGCAGGCATTGCGCTTGATATCGGCAAGACTGCTCAGCCATTAACGTTGTGGGGCATGCAGATTGGCTGGACAATTCCAGAACTAGAGTCTGCTAAAAAGCTTGGTCGCCCGATCGATAACATGAAACATAGCGGGCTGATCTTAAAGCACAACATGGATGTCGATGAGCAAGTCTATATCGGCGATGAAATGATTGGCGTTGAAGGTTTGCTTAACTCATCAAAAGTGGGCGCAACAAACGTTAATAAGGAATGGAAGACTGCCACTGCTGATGAAATTCTCGATGATGTAAACATGATTTTATATAACGCATGGGTTGCATCTGGCTTTGCTGTTTGTCCGTCTAAAGTACTGTTACCGCCTGAGCAATTTGGCCTACTTGTAACTCGCAAAGTATCCGAGGCAGGTAATATCTCGATTCTTGAATACATCAAAGTCAACTGTATTTCTAATGCGAAAAACGGTAAGCCTCTCGATATTCAGCCGTCGAAATGGTGTGTTGGTCGTGGTACCGCTGGTACTGACCGCATGATGTGCTACACACAATCTGAAAATCGTGTTCGCTTCCCGATGGTGCCTTTGCAGCGTACGCCGATTGAATATCGCGACTTGCGTCAATTGACCACTTACTTTGGCCGCTTGGGTGTGGTCGAGTGGGTTTACCCTGAAACCGCATACTATGCCGATGGCCTGTAAGGAGATTCCAAATGTCTAAGATGGTTAAGATTCTCCTTTCTCGCCCATTAACGGTAAACCTTGGCAAAGATGAAAATGGGCAAGTCAAGTCGGTTCAGCTTCAAGCAGGCTTTCAAGAAGTCGAACATGAAATTGCTGAAAACTGGTTTGTAAAAGCTCATTGCCAAGAAATTACCAATGACGATGCCCAAAATGCTGAGCTTCAGTCGCAATTAGACAAAGCGCTTGCTGATCTGGACACACTTCAAACCCAATCGGATGCGGCTACAGCCAAAATCACCGAGCTTGAAAACACAGTCAAAGAGCGCGATCAAACGATCAAAGATCTTGAGATTCGTGTGGTCAAAGCTGAACAAACCCAATCGGATGCGGCTAAAAGCGCAGATACTTCGGCTGCAGATACTGCAAAAACAACAAAGGCAAAATAATCATGATTACTGAATCATCCTTTCGTGAAGCCATGCCGATGTTTGCTGATGTTGTGGAATATCCATCGTTTCAGTTCAATTTCTACTTAAACCTAGGAAAAAAACTACTGCCCGTTTCGCGTTGGGGTGATCCAAGTGATCCTGATAGCCTGATTGATTACGGTCTAACACTGTTCATTGCCCATTACCTGACCTTGTTTAAGCGATCTATGGATTTATCCGACATAGGTGGTGATGCGGGAAAAGTAGCGGGTAATGAAACGTCAAAATCAGTTGATGGGGTTGCTAAGTCGATGGATGTATCGGCTGTGCTTAATACCGATGCGGGCCATTGGAATATGACAACCTTCGGCATTCAGTTCTATCAACTGATGATGATGGCGGGCGCGGGAGGCATTCAGCTATGAGTGGTGTCACATCATCGGGTGATGGTTTGCTCGATATTCTAAATGCTGTATCTGAACTCTCTCAAATCGATGTACTTGTGGGGGTTCCACACGGTGAAGCGCGTACTGAAGGCGACGGCATGACTAATGCTGCTATTGGTTATCTGTTAGAAACCGGCTCACCAGCAATGAATCTTCCCGCACGCCCACACTTAGTGCCGGGTGTTGAGGAAGTTCAGGACGTCATCGGCGAAAAACTTTCGTATGCAGTAGATGCAGCGCTCACAGGCAACATGAAGCGCATGTATTTCTATCTTGAATCGGCAGGCATGAAAGCAACGATGAATGTTAAAAAGTTCATTAATGCGGGTGACTTTGTACCTTTGGCCCCTCTGACTATTCAAGAGCGTAAACGCCGTGGCCGTAAATCAGAAAAGCCTTTGGTCGACACTGGTCAATATCGTAACTCTCACACATACGTCATCATGAAAAAAGACAAGGAGATTAAGCGTGCCGACTCTTGATGTATCAGACGTTCTTCTTGATCCTGACTTCATGACCAAGGATCTAAGCTGTAAGCGTATCCTTTTGACTACCGGAGATAAAGGCCGACCAGTTAAGACAGAGCAAACTTTTCAGTTTAGCGGTGTGGTGACAACAAACAGTGGCCAGAACATGGACCGCCGTCCAGATGGCACATTGATCAAGGATGCAATCACGATCCACACCAGAACGCCACTGACTGCGGGTAGTAAAGATCAACAAGCCGACGAAATCACATGGAAGGGTAAAACCTATTATGTTGTTCAAGTGCTCGATAATAAGCATTACGGACGTGGCTTTAATAAAGTGATTTGCGACATTAAACCAGTGGGGTAATTCATGGGTGACTCTGCTTCGGGTGGATACATCACACCCAGCGGATCTGTCGCTTACGATCAAGAATTAGAAGATATATTTCAGGCTTTCATTGTTGGGATTACTGCACTGTCGGGCGCTATGGTTCGACCACGATGGCAGCAAGAACCACCACCTTTACCTGCAATCGGTGATGACTGGTGTGCATTCGGTATAAGAGCAATCAAACCGGATGATGGTCCTTATTTTGATCAAAAAGATGAATCAATGGACTCGATACGCCATGAGTCTATTGATCTCCTTTTGTCTTTCTACGGCAACAATGGTCAAACGTTTGCCAATATCTTCAAAGATGGTCTAAGCATTCCGCAAAACATCGCTCAGTTAAGTGAGTACAAAATCAAATTTGTTGGATGTAGTGAAATCACCACCGCACCCGACTTTCTCAACAATCAATATGTTCATCGCTACGACTTAACGGCATCGTTTAACCGCAAAACGATTAGAACGCTTGCTGTCAAAAAGTTTCAAAGCTTTGAAATTGATTTTAAAAATAACTAGGAGTCAATATGACACTTCCAGTTTCAAATGTTGTCAATGTCAGCATCTCGATTGCAGCATTGGCAGCGGGGCCGCGCTCATTTGGCTCACTACTTATTTTAGGTGCCACCAGTGGTGTGATTAGCACGACTGAGCGTATGCGCGAATATTCAAGTATTACCGAGGTTGCTGACGACTTTGGCGTTGACTCAGAAGAATACAAAGCAGCGCTTCTTTACTTTAGCCAGTCACCACGTCCACGCACTTTATATATCGGCTATTGGGACAAAACTGCATCGACACCGGAAACTCTGACCGCTGCGGTAAACGACTGCCTTGATTCGCTCAAGTGGTACGGTCTGGTGATTGCTGCTGAATTGACAGATACAGAAGTGTTGTCTGTTGCTGCTTTGATTGAAGCCGCTACGCCGTCACGTCGCTTTGGTGTTACCACTGATGATGTAAATACACTGGTGGGTACCAGTACAACAGACTTGGCTTACAAGCTTAAACAGGCTGGCTATAAGCGAACTTTCTGCGTTTATTCAAGCACCGAGCCGTATGCAGCATCTTCGGTGTTTGGTCGTGCATTCAGTGTTAATTTTGCTGGTACCAATACAACTATTACGCTCAAGTTTAAGCAGCTACCTGGTGTTGTTCCTGAGGACTTGAAAGTATCACAAGCCAGCGCATTGACTGCTAAACACTGCAATGTCTACGCAAAATATAACAATGATACGGCCATCTTTCAGGAAGGCATTAACTGTGATGGTTCATTCATTGATGAAGGTCACGGCTTAGACTGGTTCCAGAATCACTTAGAAACAGCGCTTTGGAATCTTTATTACACCAGCACCACAAAAGTTTCTCAGACACCCACAGGCGTAAACACTCAATGTGGCGTGCTCGAGCGCGCGTGTGAGCAAGGCGTAACGAATGGCCTACTCGGTGAGGGGGTATGGAATGGTGATAGCTTCGGTGCACTAAATAACGGTGACTATCTACCAAAAGGCTTTTACGTTTATGCGAATAGTCTAGATGCACAATCTCAGGCAGATCGTGAAGCGCGTAAAGCACCAGTTTTTCAAATTGCAACGAAATTAGCAGGTGCAACGCATTTTGCTGATGTTCTTGTTGCTGTCAATCGTTAAGAGGTGATCTATGTCAACTTATAGCTTTATGGACTCGAATTGCGTCTTAACCAGTGATGACGGTTCAATTGACTTAGGGTATGGCTCGGGAGCTGCTGAGGAAGGCATCACATTTGCCATGGCAGGTGATAAAAACACTATGACTATTGGTGCTGATGGTGAGGGTATGCATTCCCTGCATGCTGACAACTCAGGCCAAGTCACCGTTCGGCTTCTGAAGACTTCCCCAATAAATGCAAAGCTTATGAATCTTTATAACATTCAAAAAGCTGCCACATCAAAATGGGGAAAAAATACAATCACACTTAATCATAGTGGTTCAGGTGACAACAACACTGCCACAAAATGTGCATTCAAAAAGGTGCCTGATTATACCAATGCCAAAACTGGTGGGATGGTCGAGTGGGTATTTGATTCAATCAAAGTCGATATGAAACTCGGCACATACGCCTAAGGTGAAGCATGGAACAGATTGAAATTGGGGGCCAGTCCTACACGATTGGCCGTTTAAATGCGTTTGATCAAATGCACGTTTCTCGCAAGCTTTCCCCATTGGTACCCACGTTAGTACCGGTCATTGCTGAACTTGCACAGGGTGGATTATCTAAGGCTCTCGAAGCAATCGACGATGAAGAGCTTGACGATGTTGAGGCAATGTTAAGTCAGTTTGATCTTAAAAATCTTAATGGTCTTTCGGCTGCGCTCAAACCCTTGACGGAAGCTTGGTCGCAGATGTCTGAAGATGATGTTGATTTCATTATGATCAAATGTCTTTCGGTGTGTGCTCGTAATGGTGCCAAGGTTTGCGTAAACAAATCATTGATGTTTGATGATCTTGAAATGTCTCATATGTTGGCTTTGGTGCTCGCCGTAGTACGGTCTAACATGGGAAATTTTATTCAAGGACTGCTTACGAAGGCATCGACATTTCAGAAGCAGTCCGAATAAGTTACAGGGAACTTCCAAACCAAGAAGACTGGCTGCTAAGGCCAGTCATCAAAGGTATGTGCAAATATGAATCATTGAAGGATGGAACTCTGGATCTGAATGACGTTGCACTGATGAATGAAGCACTCGACGTTGTTGCTGATAATGAATATCTGAATCGTCAAGAACAAGAACGTCTTAATAAAAAATAGGTACCAACATGGCGCAAGCAGGCGTAATTCGTGACTTTCTTGTAGCATTAGGCTTTCAGACTGATAATGCTGGATTAGCTAAAATGCAGGGCGCCATGGCCGGTGTCGAACTTAAAGCCAAGGCATTGAACTTGGCTTTAATGTCTCTGGCCACTGGTGCGGTAATCGCCGTACGTCAGACGGCAAGTGAACTAGATAAGCTTTATTTCTCCTCTCAGCGTATCGGAGCGAGTGCAACCAATATCACCGCATTTGGCAATGCTATTTCTCAAATGGGCGGTAATGCTGAAAGTGCGTTAGGCACACTGGAAGGCCTTGCCGAAAAAATGCGTAATTCCCCTGGCTATGAGGGAATGCTGAACGGCTTAGGTGTTTCAACCAAAGAAACCAATGGCGACATGCGCGACCGCGTTGAAGTGATGAAAGACTTAAGCGGTGTGCTCTCTCAAATGCCGGCTTATCAAGCAAATGCATACGCTCAGTCACTTGGCATTGATCAAAACACATTGCTGGCCATGCGTGATGGCAAGTTTCTCCAAAACATGGAGAAATACCAAAAAATCCAGAAAGAACTTGGAATGAATGACGACCTGACAAAATCAGGTAATGAGTTCATGACTGAGTATCGTGATCTAACCATGATGACGAAAAGCGGATTTCAGGTCATTGTCATGCAGGCAGGTAAGGCGCTTATCCCTGTTTTGCGTTTGCTTAATCAAATGATACGGGCAGGCATTCAGGCATTTAGTCAGCTTAACCCGCAGATCAAAGAGGGCTTGGCAATTGGTTTGAGATTTGCGTTTTTATCTCTGGTCTTTGGCGCTTTCTTCAAAACCTTTGGCATTATTTTCAGGTTTATGCCTCTGCTCAAGGGATTCATCGGGTTGTTGAAGATGATGCGCTTGGCATTCTTGGCGTCACCGATTGGCATTATTTTGGCGCTCGCTGCGGCTCTTGCTGCGCTTTACGATGACTATAAAACTTGGAAAGAAGGTGGCAAGTCCATAATCGACTGGTCTAAATGGAATGATAATCTTGAAAAGATCATGAGCAAGTTGCGAGATTTTATTGAGCTGCTTAACTCAGTCAAAGACAAGGTAATCAACTTTGTTCAAAAGATTGTCTCTGATCCTGTAAGTGCAGTTAAGGAAGTTGTGGACACTGCCAAAGATGCTTTGACCAATATCAATAACGGCCCTACCAGTGAACCTGTTAAAGCAATCAATGAAACAAGTAAAAACATCGTTGATACTGCTAAAGAAGCAATTCAAAAAGCTAAAGATGTTGTGGTGGGTGGTGCCAAGATCATTAATGATGAGGTTAAAACGACTATAGCTTATAGCCGTATCGGTAAAGAGTTAAAACTTTCTGAGTCTGACATAATCGACATCATGAAGGTTGCATCAACTGAAGTGGTTGGAAGTCTCAAGGGTAAAAACTTTGAGAATCAGGCCGCTGGCGTTGTAGACACAATTCTGAATAGAGCTGCTTCTGGTAAATTTGGTAATAGCGTAAGGGATGTGATTAATCAAAAAAACGCTTTTTCAGATATAAATGCAAAACGAAAAAGTGCATACGGTAGTGTGCAGAATGTGCCAATGAGTCGAGTTTCAAAGCGAATGGAGAAATTCATTAGAGATTATATTGAAAAGCGAGCAAAGGGGCAGGCATCTATCGTTGATGACAATATCTCTTATGCGAACCCAAATTTTTTAGGAGAAGCAAGTGCGGCTACCAAGAAATGGGTTGCCGAAGTCGAGGCGCAAGCTAAAAAAAGTGGGCAAGTTTTTGGAGCTGGTAACGCTATACATGTTCATGGCACCCCAACTGCCGATAAACATAAAAAACCTAAACAGTTTTATATATCTACGCCATCTACTCAATTGTCAGATACAAAGATAACCAATACTGGAAGCTCTTTGAATCTAAGCTCGGTTGCTCCACCTTCAGGCAATCCTCACAAGTCTCAGATTAACAATGCCTCAAATATGTCAGCATCAAATGTAACGATACATCAAACTTATCAAACTGATATGACAATCAATGGTGCAAGAGATCCTGTTGAATCAGCCAAAGCGGTTAAACGACAACAGGAAAACTCTTATATAGTGATGGCAAGGGGTGCACAGGGGGTTATTGCTTAAGTCAATCTAAAACAAACTCTTTTAAAAAGTTGATTCTTTGCTTAATTAAAATGGTTTGACAATACAAATCGGTTGAAACTGTTGCTGGACTCCCCTGAGTGTCAGCAACAACAAAATCACCACATTGAGACTCTTTGTAAGCAAGCCATTTTTTTTGAGAAGCATCTAACTCTTTTTTGGCCTCAGTAGTTGCATATGCTTTCATGTATGTTTTATTTAATTCCTTCTTTAAAGATGTGACTTCATTAGATAGGCATTTTTGGCCCTCAAATGCGTTCTGAGGATTATTGCAATCAGCCCAAGCCCCAGTGCTAAATAAGGCAGTTAGAAGGATTAATTTTTTCATTAGTTTTTCTCACGTAAGGTGGTGCTAATACTCAAAGTATCGTTTTGATCACTACTGTTGGCAATGCTTTTATGTGGTTTTTCAACTTGTGGAGGAATATATGCGTGCGCAGCTTCCTCTGATTCTTTTGAAAACTCTTGATCTAAAGGATTTGATTCTTGGGTTGGTTTATCCTTTTTTTCAGTCATATCAACCGATGATTCTCTAATCTTTTTCGCTTCATTATCACTTGTAAGGGCTGAATAGATAAAATACCCAATAAGTAGAACCAATATCCATGTAAATAATTTAGCTATAAAGCTTAATGGTTTTGGCGGTGTAACAATGAAATCGTTACCACATTTTTTACAATCATAACCCTTTTGCCATCTCGCTAAATCCTCAGGATCACTTGGGCGCGGGTATTTTTTTGGCTGATTGGCCATCGCTTTAACTTGAACGCTTCCGCAGTACGGACATTTAACTTGGCTCATGAATTCCCCTTATTAACAAAAAGCCTTTTTAATTTTTAGATCATCATTACATACCAACAGCGAATACCGCCAGTTATGGGTATATATCGTAAAAGCGTGTAATGTGGATTTTCTATAAAAAATTCAGACATATCCATGACCGGATCTGAATATTCAGGTTTTGCAAAGTCTTTGATTTTTTCATTCATGATATTTGTAAGATCAATTTTTTCAACAAAATATCACAAACCACCTTCGGGTGGTTTTTTAATGGGTGAAATATGGCTACAGGTTCCTTTTTAAGTTCTGCATTAAGTCAAGCTGCAGCATCGCCGTTTACCGAAAAAGCGGCATCACTTTTGCTCGCGGGCCGTGGTCGTACCATCATGGGCTTGTTTGCAGATGTGACAATTGAAGAAAAACACAAAGATGAAATAGAGATGACAGAGCACCCTACAGAAGTCGGCTCTCCAATTTCAGATCATGCGTATAAATTGCCACCCGAAGTGACCATAAAAGTTGGTTGGTCAGAAAGTGCGGGCCGGCTTAATGGCATGGTTGGCAACTCAATACTTTCTGAAACAACGGGATTAGTCGCCGTATATGAAGCCTTACAACAGCTCCAAAACAGCTATGTGAAGTTGATTGTGTCCACTGGTAAGCGACTATATACAAACATGCTGATCAAGTCGCTTGGTTGCACAACAGATCTGCAAAGTGAAAACGTCTTGATGATCGATATCACTTTTAAAAAAATCATTACTGTGAATACATCTGAAACTGTCATGGTGGTCGAAAATCAAAAAAATCCATCTGCTACGGCTGCGGTTCAGGATGCAGGCACAGTACAAAAAAAAGAAGTCAGTGAATCTGTGATTTCAAAATTATTCGGTGGTGGTGAAGTGGGTGGCGCTTATCTGCTCTCTAATCCATTTGGGTGATAAACATGGCCTTGTATGAAATCCCACTTAACAACACGAACCAAAAATTCAACGTGTCTTTAAACAAGACAATGTACAAACTTCAGTTCATTTACCGGGGTACAGGATGGTTTATGGATGTGATGACGACTGCTGAAGAATACTTGATTGCTGCCATACCGCTTATTTTGGGTGACAATCTACTTGCACAGCATCAACACATCATCAGCGGCTCTATGTACGTTGCAAACGCAAACGAAGATGAAAGCCAGTCATTCAATGACTTGGGCGCAAAGATTCGGTTATTTTGGAGTGATGTTTAATGTCTGAGCAATGGTTAAGAAAGCTTCGGCTCACTGTCCAGATCGATGAGGGTCAACCGCAGGCACTCGACCTGTCAGATTTTCATATCTACTTTCACATCAATCAGGCAACAACTGAAACGCCTAAAGCTGCTGAGATTTATATCTACAACATCTCAGCAAATACGATGAATTTGTTGTGTGGTCCAGATAATCAGAAAGTAAATAACCAAGTTGTTCTAGAAGTTGCATACGGTTCAGATCCCTTCGAGACTATTTTTAAGGGCAATGTGTTCCATTTCAGGCGTGGACGAGATAACCCTACCGATACATGGCTTTGCATTTTGGCTCAATCTGGTGGCCTTGTGAAAAAGTATGCTGTGGTCAATAAGAGTCTGCCCGCTGGAACAACCATAAATGACGTAGGGCAGGCGTTAATTAGTGAGTTAGGTGTCTATGGTATCGAGATGGGCAATGTTCCAGATATGAGCAATCAGCGCTACCCACGCGGGCGTGTGATGTTTGGCTCTCTCGATTTTAAGATCAAGGGCTTGTTCGAAGAAAACAATCTGGAATTTGATTACTCAGATGATGTTTTTGATGCTTATCCGATTAATCAGTTTTCAACTTTCCCGCTTCAAATCATTACCGCGAAAACGGGAATGATTGGAATGCCTCAACTCACAAGCGAAGGCTTGCGAGTCACAACGCTGATCAATCCGAAGTTTAAAAAAGGTGGCCGTGTGCAAGTAGACATGACTAATCTGCAAACGGAAGGTTATGACATTAACTATGGCGGGCAAGGTGTTGATCAGCCTTATAAGAATCCCAAGCTTGCAACCAATGCAGCGGGTATTTTTGTTATTCAGTCAATCGAGATGGTGGGCGACAATCGGGGTACCGAGTGGTATAGCCAACTTGTGTGCACTGGTCTAAATGCCACGGTACCAAAATCGGGTATCAGTATTACTGCAGTGGAGTAGTCATGGCCATATCAAATAATGAGCGTAGTCCTGATTTATCTAAAACCATACGCGATTTAATCAAAAGCGAACTGGCAAACGTCTGGACGTCTATGCCTTGTATTGTTGAGAGTTACGATCCTATAGCTGTAACTGTAACTGTCATCCCGGCGATTAGAATTCCAATTCGCATGAAAGATGGTTCGATAGAAACAGTTGAGATTGATCCGATCCCTGATGTGCCAGTGATGTTTCCCTGTGCAGGTGGCTTTACCATCACGCATCCGATTCGTAAAGGTGATGAGTGTCTATTGTCATTTGCGAGTCGAAATATCGATTTATGGTGGCAGTCCGGTGATGTTCAGGATCCGTTTGATATGCGCAAGCATGATCTGTCAGATGGCTTTGCATTTTTCAAACCGCAATCTCAGACAAAGAAAATCAGTAATATTTCATCTGAAAACTTAGAAATCAGGACTGATAACAACACGGCAAAGATTCAAATCACACCAGGTGGCGAAATCAATTTCATTGGCCAGAAAGCTACATTCAAATGTCCTGTAGAAATGGAAAGCAGTTTGACCGTACAGGGAATTATTAAATCATTGTCAGATGTCTTAGCCAAAGCAATCAGTTTGCTCAGTCATAAACACAGTGGTGTCAGGTCAGGCGGTGAAGATTCTGGGGAACCAAAATAAAGGAGGGCGCGAAAGCGTCTTTTTTATGCGCTATAGAAAATTAGATGAAAATGACGACTATTCGTTCGGCTTAAGCCAAAACAACTTTCATATCGACTCACCTGAGGCTGTAGCGCAAGCAGTTCTAACTCGTTTGCGACTCTGGATTGGCGAATGGTTTGCGGATCTTTCTGATGGTACTGGCTGGAATCAGTCAATTTTAGGAAAGCAGCCTAAAAACCTATATGAGCTCACGTTAAGACAAAGAGTACTTGAGACAGCTGGCGTTCTGAATATCGAGCAGTTTGAAAGCTATCTTGATACACAAACACGACGCCTCACTGTCTCAATGACAATCAACACAATTTATGGCGAAGCTTATCTTAATAACGAGGATCTGGCCGCATGACAATTACAACAGTTGCACCAGTGGTTAATGATGCTGGCGTTATTGCACCGACATACTACGAAATCGTTGAATACCTGAAACAGCAATACAGAACAATCTATGGTGAAGATGCTTACTTAGAAAATGACAGTCAGGATGGGCAATGGATTGGGGTACAGTCGAGAGCTATCGCTGATGTGAATGCCGCTATTGTTAGCCTGTATTCATCATTCTCGCCCAAGACGGCAGTCAAAGAAGCATTATCACGTAATGTGGCAATTAATGGCATCAAACGAGCACTGCCAACGTTTTCAACCGTTGATTTGGTTGTCACCGGTACCAGTGGTACCACGATTAACAATGGCTATGCAAATGACGTCAACGGTAACAAGTGGATGTTGCCGACGACTGTCACAATACCACCCTTAGGTTCGATCACTGTCACAGCAACTGCATCGGTTGCAGGCGTCGTTCTGGCCATGGCCGGCACTGTGACAATTATCGGAAAGCCGACACGTGGCTGGCTTGGAGTGAATAACACAGCAGCTTCAAGCATTGGAACCAGTGTCGAGAATGATGCAAAGCTCAGACAACGCCAAGCTTTATCTGTTGCTATTCCATCGCAGTCTAAAACTGACAGTATCAAAGGGGCCATATTCTCTTTGTCGGGCGTCTCTCGATGCAAGACTTACGAAAATGATAGTGATCAAGCTGATAGTCTTGGAATTCCAGCGAATAGTCTCTGTGTTGTGGTATCCGGTGGTGACGTACAGCAGATTGCACAAATCATGCGCGCTAAAAAATCGATGGGCTGTGGCTACTTTGGTAATACTGCGGTGAGTGTTTTGGATACTTTTCAGCAACCAGTAACGATTAATTTATACCGGCCAAACATTCGTAATATCGGCTTTCTGATCAGCATGGAAGGTACCACGGAATATACGTCCGAGATCGGTAAAGATATCAAGCAAGCCATGGCCGATTATGTGAATCAGCTCGATATCGGCGATCGTATTACGTTGAACAAGATCTATATTCCAGCGGGCTTATACGGAAATTTGGACTCACGCACGTATGAGATTACGTCTATCACGATTCAAGTTGACGGCATAGACATCGATGGTGATTTCAGTCTTGCATTCAATGAAGTGGCTTACTGTGACACAGACAATATTGAGATCAATATCTCTGGGGGGCCTTAGTGAATACAGATGATTATCTTTCATTAATTACCAGTCAGCACAAAACAAAACCTAAATTTATGGCGTCTATCAAAGCGAGTATTGATCCGCTTGTAGATTGTCTTGATTGCTTAGATGGCCTTAACGAGAAGTTTGATATTGAAACGGCTTCAGGTGATCAACTTCAAATTTTGGCCGATTGGCTGGGTGCACCAAACTCAATCCCCAATTCAATACCAACGCCGTTTTTTGGGTTTCAGGGACAGTCTGCATCACTACCATGGCGCGAGACTGATGATCCTTCATTTATTGGTGGTTACTGGCGTGAGTCTGGTGTAAGCGGATTTAGTGCACTCAAAATGTCGAAGCAGCTTTTTAAGCGCGTTGTGAAAGCTTCAATTTTGCTGAATCACTCTGATTGTTCGCAAGATTCAGCCAAACAAATCATTAGCTTAGTAACGGACAAGGCTTTCAAGTTTACAGACAACTTTGATATGACCATTACTTTTACTTTTTTAGAACCTTATGAAACATCTGATATTGAGCTTGTCAGAATGATGTTTCCAAAGCCGTCAGGTGTTCATCTAATATTCGAGGGCGAAGATGACTATTGAAAAATTAACTGAGTTTGCCAAAGATACGGATGCTAAAAATCTGGATGGCCTTACTCAAAATCTTGGATTTCCCGCAAAGCTGCAACCAGCTCGGCAATGGTTTAACTGGCTTTTTAACGCACTCACAAAAAAAGTGAATGAGACTGTCGATGTTATCAATGGTCTTATTGATACATCTGACTCAGAAATAGGCATGGTGCATGCGTTGCCGTTTAGCACTATTCCTGGCAATAGACTTGTATGTGATGGACAACTTTACAACATTGCAGACTATCCAAAACTGTATGCAAAGCTGGGTACAGTGTACGGTGGGAATGGAACCACGACCTTTGGTGTGCCTGACTATCGTGGTGTTGTTTTGCGTGGGTTAGATGATGGCCGCGGTTTAGATCCCGGTCGTGCACTTGGCTCTTATCAAGAAGATCTGTTGAAAAGTCATGACCATAATCGAAATACAGATGGGAATATTGAGTCAGTGGTGCTGCCTGATGGGGGGGTGAATTCAGGTGATATACAAGGTCCAACGGTTCGAATGAAGCAGTTTAGCAAAACAGGGGCAACCGGTGGCACTGAAACACGTATGAAAAACACATCTGTGATTTACGTAATCAAAGCCAAGTAAATAAATTTAAAAAGCATAACCGCCCTAGTGCGGTTTTTTTATTGCCTGAGGAAACTGCAATGGCGACAAACTGGAATGCAATCTTAAGCAACACAAACAATCTTCAAGATGTGCTTTCAATCTTAAAAAAAGTACTGGCATCTTTGGATATTAAGGCTGATATCACGACAATTGATGAAGCTTTAGCACAGATCAATGCTCTCGATGCTGGCGTGCAGGAAAAGTTAGTAGATGTTGCGGAAGCTATAGTTAAGCTTGAAAATACTGGTGGATTAATATCTGCGCCAACTTTTAATGATTTGGAAAAAATAATTCCAGAATATGAATATCAACTCGCGCGTTTAAGTGATAGTGGGGATGAATATAGTTGGAATCCAAAATCGAATCCTAAAAGATGGGAGCCAACTGGTAGAAACTTTATAAGAGATTCAAAAGAATACACTGATCACAGTTTAAATGAAGCTGTGCAAGAAACAAAAAGTTATACAGATTCTGAGATTGAAGGTTTAAAAAGTTCATTGAGTGAAAAAGTGAATTCACTTATGGGAGGATTCATCACCTCTGAAGACTCTGAAAATCTCTATGAGTGGAAAGACAGCGCTGGAAATGTCGTACTTGCTCTGAATAAAAAGGGCCAGCTTGTCTCTTACGATGAAAATACAAAACGCTCAATTCTGCTCACAAATCAAGAAGACATCAAAGAACTGCAAAAGTTTGTCGATGAACTGAATCTGAACAATATCAGCGTATTGTTAAAGCTGCTTGCGACAAATGATTCTAGTGTTTTATATACATTTGACGATAACGACGGAAATATCGTTCTACGTTTGACGAAATCTGGAATGTTACGCTCTGGTCAGATCGACGGGCTTCACAATGCTGTTGATGCACTTGAGTATTTGAAAAAGCTAACAAAGCAGTCAGATGACACAAAACTGATTCGATTTGAAGATGCTGAAAAGAATCTTTTGGGCTACGTCGACAAATATGGCAATTGGGTCTTTAACGGTGTCGATGTTTTAAATGAAATCAATGAGCTGAAGAAGTTTAAGAACAAAGCGCAAGCTGTGACCGCACTTAAGCAAATCGCAGTGAAAGCACCTGAGTCGATTATTCAGATCTATCTGACAGATATACCTACTTTACCTGATGCTAAAGGCACTGTTATATCTGGCAAAGGCGAATTTCATTTTGATGGCCAGTCTTTCAGTTGCTTTGTAAAAATGGAAGTACAAGGTTCATCAAGCGCTGCTTATGTAAAGAAAAACTGGAACATCGCATTCTTTTCAGACCAAACTTTAACAAAAGCGCTGAACGTCAAAATCGGTGATCTACTGCCGCATGACGAGCTCGTATTTAAGTCGAACTGGATTGATCACACCAATATCCGTAACGCAATGTGTTATCGACTCTGGGAGCAGATTGTAGCAGCAAGATCCGGTTATCCGCGACTTGAAGTAGAAAAGCCTTACATTGGTAAAACGGGCAAAGATGCATTGCAAAATGGTGCCAACGGAGTGCCACGTCTTTACTCAGCCCTGCTGTATATCAATGATGAGTTCTACGGCATTGGTTCGTTCGGAACTGCCAAGAAGCGTGCCAACTACAACATTGCCAAAAATAAGCCGAAAGAGATATTAATTGGCATGGATGGATGGAATGACATTACAAACCTTGAAGTCACAAATCCAACGCTTTATGAGCTAAAAGCGCCGAGCAGCCCAACTGTTGATACATTCAACGCGATTTCAAATTGGAACGCATTTACACAGCTCAGCGATGCGAACTTTACAGCACAAGCGAATGACTATCTCGACAAGCAAAACGCGATTGATTTTATGCTGTTTGCTGAGTTTGTTCGCTATGCAGACGGAGCTGGCGGCAATGGCGCAAAGAATTTCCAATTTATGAGCTATAACGGCAAGCGCTTTATGTTTATGCCATACGATCTCGACACAGTGTTTGGTCTTGATTGGACAGGTGGTGCTGTGTATGACAACACCAGTGGTACACAGACAATTGAAACGGGATCTGGTTCGTTCTGGCGCAAAGTCAAAGTCGCGTATAACACAGATGTTGAAGCACGATACAAGCAATTGCGCGATCTGAAAATCATCTCAGTTGAGAACATCTACAACTTATCGACTGATCTATTTTTGAAGTATTCAAGAGATGTTTACGATCTTGAGCTAGCGCGTTGGCCCGTGCGTCCGTCCTTAAATATCACCAGCTTAGAACAAATTCTGACGTGGACAAAAAAGCGTATTGCATTTTTAGACACGTATTTTAATTACACAGCTTAAGCGCAGGAGCAATCAATCATGTCATGCACAGTATTTAAATCGACAAATACAGTCGATCAATCGATTAACGTTTTTCCGCCGCAGGGCTGGGCAAGCCAATTACGCATCGTCAGAAACTATGATTCTGAAACACAAGATACTTTTACATTTCGCAAAGATGATGCAACGACATTTAAAGCGGTTGGCGGCACTTTAACTTGTGCGGCAGCGGGTGCAACAATTCCGAGTGTCGATCTCACAATCTCAGGTCAACAAGACACGATTATCTTTAAATTGGACGATGGTCGAGATTATGGTTATTTGCTCTGGAATAATCCAAATAACATCAAAGGCAGAAATATTGGCGCCGGAGCATATCCTGATTATAGTCTCGGTGCACATCAAGAAAGCCCAACATCGATTGCCGGGATGTTCTTTGATTCACCGCTATTTAATCAACGTGTCAACTCAATTGACACAAGTAATGTCGCAGATTTTAGTTACGTGTTTGCGTCTTGCTCAAACTTTAATAGATCGGTCTCAAACTGGAATACAAAAAATGGCATTTCATTTTCTGGTACATTTAATAATGCATCCAAGTTCAATCAAAGTTTAAATCATTTAAAAACAGGTAACTCAGCATTTTTTGATTCGATGTTTCAAGGTGCAAAGAAATTTAACCAACCACTTTCAAATCTAGATGTATCAAAGGGAGTAAATTTTTATTCGATGTTTAAAGATGCGACCTCATTCGATCAAGATTTGTCTAATTGGAATATGGTTTCAGCTGAAACAATTAGCTATATGTTTGCAAACATGGGTTATAACAGACCTTTAACTTGGAATACACCAAATCTTCAGAATATATCTGGATTGTTTAGTGAGAACATATCTTTCAATCAGCAGCTTAACTTAAATGTTGCGAAAGTTTGGGGTTTTGATTTTGTGTTTTGGCAGGCGAAAGCATTTAATCAGGATATTTCAAACTGGAATGTCCGCAGCGGTGCGAGTTTTAGTAACTTTTTGAATGGTGCTACTTCATTCAATCAAGACCTTTCAAAGTGGTGTGCAAAATTCAATATTAATGCTGATTTCGGTAGTTTATTGAATGGATCAGGTATTTCAACAGAAAACTATGACAAGTTTTTAAATGCCTTGTGGCTCGATATTGGGACAACACGAGCAAGCGAGTGGTCTCAGCGAACAACAGCAAGAGTTTTATATACTGAAGGCAAAAAGTACTCACAAGCAAGCGCTGATGCACGCAGTAATTTGATTGGTGCAGGCTGGACAATTACAGATGGAGGACAAGCATAATGACTGATTACACAGTTACAGACGGGCAGTTCTATAAAGTTACAGATAAAGACAGTGGTGCTGTCATCACTATCGGTGAGCTATCTGACACAAGTACACTTTCGACAATTCACAACGTCGAGTTCATCTCAGAAGAGCAGTATGAAGCTGAGCGCCCGAAGCCGGAGCTGTTGTCTGAAACCAAGATGATGTAAAAAAAATTAGCCCCGAAAGGGGCTTTTTGTTGCCAAGATTGGAGGAGCCAATGTCTGAACAATCAGTAATTGAAGCAAGCGCAGCAACGCTTACAAGTAAAGTCACAGTTACCAGTGGTGTGGCATCTTTTTCGGGATTCGTAGCAAAAGTAGACGTTATAGCTTGGGGTGGTTTAGCTATTGCAGCACTCGGCTTGCTTATTCAGCTTTACTTTGCGATTGCTAAAAATAAGCGTGAAAAAAGAGATGCTGAGTTGCGCGAGATCGAGCATAAACAGCGTATGGCAAATTTGAGAGGGGAATGTCGTGTCAAACAAGACTAGATTATTTGTGATAGGTTCAACGATTGCAGCCGCCTTAACAGGCGGTATTTTTATTTATGGACCTAGCGAAACACAGTTGCAATCAACAGCTCAACAAGAAGGCTTTACGCCAAAGCCGATCATCCCTACAAAAAATGATGTTCCTACCATTGCGTTTGGTACCACGGTCTATCCAGATGGTAGAAAGGTAAAAATGACAGATCCAGCGGTAACGCGAGAACAAGGAATGGTCTTTTTACGTAAACATATGGATAAAGAAGCGCAGCGCTTTAACAAAACGATTTTAAACATTCCGATCTATCAAAATGAATACGATGCCTACACTGATTTTGTTTATCAATTCGGTATTGGTAATTGGTCCAGTTCTTCGATGCTTAAAAACTTGAAAATGGGTAAGTACAAATCTGCTTGTGATGCATTGTTGAAGTACAAATTTTCTGGTGGGTATGACTGCAGTACACCAGGTAACAAGCGCTGTGCTGGTGTGTGGACGCGACAACTGGAAAGACACAGCAAATGTTTGGGGGCCAATTCATGATATGGTTATCAATACTAAGCGCGATAAAGCGCTTTTTTTACGTCTGTGTGAAGTGGATTGTAGAAAACAAGCGCTGGACGTTAGTCATCATTTTGCTGATTTGCTGCCTATTTCAATCATACCAAGTCAACCAACAAGTCGGTCAAATTAAAAACCTTAAGCAACAACACGCTGACTACATCACTCAACAGAAACTTGCGAATGAAAAAGCCAAAGTTCAAGCTGCTCAACAAGAACGAAGGTGGGCAGAGCAAATCACTCAAGCGGAGCAAAACTATAATGCTAAAATTAAACAAATACAGTCTGATGCTAATTCTGCTCGTTCCAGTGCTGACAGCTTGTCAAAGCAACTCAGCATTGCAAAGCAACGCATGTCCGCGGCTTCCAGAGAAACCGTCATTGAGTACGCCGATACCAACAGTGACATACTCGAAGCGTGCACAGCAGAATATCGAGCAGTGGCACAAAAAGCTGATGAGCACGCGGCTGATGCGGGGCGATTGAATGGGGCATGGCCAAAACAAGCCCTCGATTGAGGGCTTGTTTTTGAACCATAAATTTCAGGTTTTAAAAATCTGAAAATAATTATACAACATATGTCTGACTATTTAGTAATTCATGGTTAAAATCAACACTATGAAGTGGAATTGAAAGTGTATCAGAGCCATTAGTAATATTATTAGAAACAGATGTAACCAAGGCTGAATTCCCGACTAAAGAATCTAGTAAACTTTGATCTTGAGTTTGAACATCACTTACTTGATTAAGCAAATCTGAGATTAGCTTAGTTGCCTGAGTAATTGAGGGTGTCTCAGAAGTATTTTGAATGTGGATTATATTACCTAAGTTCAATAATCCTAATAAGTCATTATTGTCACAACTACAATCCTCATGGGTATTGCTTGAACTACTGCCACTATGGTCATGAATATTACCATTACCACTATGTTCATGGCCATTACCTGAACCGCTACCACTATGTTCAGAATGATCTCGATCATAGCCTTCACGTATATTGCCTTCAGCTACATGATCCATTGTTTCATGATTCATAGTACCAACATTTGTAATTTTAAGTCCTGCATCACTTAATAATTTTCTTAATTGATCAAAGGTCTCGCCAGAAACTTTATCTTGTAAAGTTACTGCAAGTCCATCAATAATTTTATTTAAAATATCTGATCCAGGAACTTTAAAGCCCGTATTGTTTTCGAAGTCTTTGGTTAATGCAACAATTAAATCCACGGGGCTCGCAACCAAATCAACGTCATGATAGAGATGGCTTTCGGCATTATTCACTGCGTAACTTAAAATGTGACTTACTACTTCTGTTAGCGAATCAACCGAGTCAGTATTGTAGTCACTAATTATGGAAGCTAAATCTGTTGGATTTTTAAGAAATTTATCTATTATATTTGCACTTCCAACTAATGTTACATCAACAGCATCTACAACTTCAGCTCCGACCATTGTCAAATGATCGCCAATAATACCCACATCCTTAAGGGTGGCTGAGACAGCACTACTTAATACATCTCCAACTAAATTAAGACCAGGAATATGTGAAGTGATAGTTTTAGGCACTTGAATTAGTGTATGAGCAGCTTGATTATATGCGCTATTAACTTGATCGTATAAAGTTCCCTCTTTTGTAGGATCGGGAAACAAATTCAAAACGCTTGAAACGGCAGATACAGTGTTCTTCACAGGACTAAAGATCGTACCTAAGCCAAATAAAGAATTATTGCTCACAGTATTGAAACTGTTTTCTTGATGTTGTGTATGTGTTGATTTTGAGGATGATTTATTCACACTTGAATTAATTACATTAAGTAAAGACAT